AGATAGTTGTCCTTGACCCATGGTTTAGATGCGATGTACATCTTGTACTTCGTATAGATGTCAACGGTGTCATCATACTTGAATTCATCAGGCCCTGCAAATACAAAAGGAGTCGGTCCTTTACCACTGCGACCTTGTGGATCTGCACATGGAAGAATTTCATTTGCAGCCTGAAGAGTATTGAAACAGGTATGTGGTTTACCATACCTCAGTGCGTACTCATCACACAGAGCAAATCCATGAGCAAGCAACCACCTCCAGTTGTTTACAAAAGAGTTTGCCCATATGGTGCATGGATGATTACGAAAGGCACCCTTCTCAGTGGCATAGGGAGTACCGTCTGCCCTGGGGAGAGAACCAAAACCATGACCCCATTTGTCAGAACAAACGATTGCAAGCATCTGACAAGTCTCTAGTGGCATCTTGACGATGTGTTTGTCAGGAAGAACTCTAGCAGACTTCAAAGGATCGGGGTCAGTGACAAAGATGTTCATTCTAAAGGTCTCGTAAAAATTTCAGATACAAGGTCTGTCGCACCCATGGCTTCGTACATGTACGTCGCACCAGATCTAGGATTGGTGTGTTGACCACAGGTAAAAACGTCACAGACCGCCATACCGTTTTCAGGCCAAGTATGAATCGAAATGTGCGATTCGGCAAGAAGGGCAACGGCTGTCACACCATGTGGTTTGAACTTATGCGACGATATGTCTAGTAACGTACTTTCAGATAAAGTCGCAGCGTTCGCAAGAACATTACGAATGTGCGACTCATCGTCCAGAAGTCCATAAGGACAACCCTTCAAAGTGAAGAGTATGTGTCTCATCATCCGAAAGTAGAATCAGGTTCCATAGCGATATAATACTTGAGATCCAGATCCTGGTGAGTGAAACGGGACAGAAGTTTTTGTGACACAACCACGTTGTAGGAACCAGGAAGAACCTTGATGTTCTCAACCTTGAAGTTGAATACAAACTCTTCGTTGGTTTCACCAACCACGATAGCGAAGTCATTGGAACTGTCGTTCTTCTTATCGCGAACAACCAGTTTGACCACTCCAGCTTCACCAACAGCAGACAGATCAGGCAGTTGATACACTGCTGCAGCTTTCAGAAGTTTGTCCAGTTGTTGAGTGGAGAGTTCGAAACAAACATCTTCAGTCGGAAGAGAGATCTCTTTCTCAGGGGGAGTGACAATCACATTCGGATCGGCGAAGAAATACTTCGATCGCATCTTACCTTCACGAATGACAGTGTAACCATCATTGCCGAAATCCAGTTCAGGATGTTGGTGCAGACCCATACCATTGAGGAACTGGTTCAGATCATAGATACCAAAGTCCTTCGGGATATCTTCATCAATCGAAGCTTCTGCAAGAATGTTCTTCATCACACTGATGGTGCGAAGAGAGTTACCCTTCTTGAACAGGATGGACTGATTGATGGAGGAGAAGTTCTTGAGGAGAGTCAGGGTCTTATCAGAAAGTTTCATTGGTTCGCGGAGTTTCATCATTGGTTGTAGGTTTCACGTTGTGCATTCTTGTCATTGAAATGCATCAGAAGAACAGCATAGTGCAGGATCTTCATGATATCACGTCGAGCAGTACCCTTCTTATCATATCGTGAGGCATACTTGAGGATGTTGGATCGGCAGAAAGCCTCACCATCACCACATGCATCAATCAGATCAAGAGTCTGAATTTTATCGTCACCAGCAGAGTAATGCTGGTTGTATGTTGCAGAAATATAATCGGTTAATTCTTTGAGGATGCGATCCTCACTGTACTTAAAACGGTTTGGATCAGTCATTTCATCATAAAGCAAACTCCAAGCATTTGTCATTATATCAAAGTGTTTTAGTGTTGTCAATTACGTAGATGCGATCTTCGTCTTCTGTCGAAATGTCAAAGTCAGCATCAACCTTGTCATAGAGTTCGACAAAGGCCTGTTTGGTTTCATCATCGAATCGATTGATGCAAACATCGATGGCTTTGTGTTTGTCATCGAAGATACCATAGGCACGAACGATGTGAACCAGACGGCGAGTGGAGATCAGATCTTCGATACCACCATCGAAGAAGGTCTTGCGGATGATGTCAGCCCAATCACAGAGGTGTTTGACAAAAGCCTCATCGTGTTTACCAACGGAAGCAGCGACACGCATAAGGATCTTACGTTCGGTTGCAACCGTGGGATAATCCTGTTCAAAGGTGACAGGGAAACGTTCTAGAAATGCTTCGTTGAGCACGTTAGTTCCAATGAATCGTCCGTCGTCGCTACCCTTACCTTTAGTGTTGGCTGTGGCGATGACGTTGAATCCAACTGCAGGGTCAACCCGTTTTCCGATTTTTTTAAGGAATACTCCTTTCCCTTCAAGAATTGACTGGAGACAGAGAATTTTATTAGAGGCAAGGTCGATCTCGTCAAGGAGCAGGATAGCGCCTCGTTCGAGGGCCTCCACGACTGGGCCATTGTGCCAGACGGTGCTGCCATCAACAAGACGGAAACCGCCGATAAGATCATCTTCATCAGTTTCAATAGTGATGTTTACACGAATCAGTTCCCGACCCAACTGAGCACAGGCCTGTTCGACCGAGAACGTTTTACCATTACCCGACAGACCCGTAATGAACGTCGGATAGAACAGTTTCGATTGAATAATCTTGCGAATATCGTTGTAATTACCAAACTTGACGAAGGAATCATCTTTCTCTGGAATGAGGTTTTGTTCGACAGCAGGCATTGCTGCGGGAGCACTATAGGTTACTTCCAGTTCTTGTACAGTCTCTTTCGTTACTTCCAGATTCCACTTACCACGACCAACTTTGAAGTCAGTCAGTTTGTTGGTGATGGTCTGATAGTTGAAGTCATTCATCTGACAGAAAGCTTTGATCTCTGCAGATGTAACGGTCTCACCATACGATTCACGGAGACAGTCGATGATGCTTGCTTTGGAAAGACCCATTGGGGTGTTTGTTTGAACTGAAGTTATTATACGAAAAAAGGGAGGTCTTGCGACCTCCCCGTGGACAGTTTGGAAAGTGTCCTCAGACTCCTTTCAGGTGAGGCGCTGCCACATACAGAGGTTTGCCTGTCAACTTATTCTTCATACCAGCCTTGAAGTTCTGATATGCTTTGGTGTTACCTTTCATATCGGCATTGGTAACAACATAAGGAGCACCCTCCACGATTTCAGCTTTCTCCTCTTCAGTCATCTCAAGCATTTTCTTCAGAGCGTCCTCCTCAGAGAGACCTTCACTCATCAGATGACCTTTGACGATATCAAAGAGGTCTGCACCAGCCAGTCTCAGACCAGGAGTGCCTTTTGGTTTAGGAGTTTGTTTCTCACCAGGAAGATGTGGACGACCACCTGGAGCCTTAGGAGTACCAGGTCTACCAGGTTCACCAGGAAGAGCAGGGCCCTTCATCTCATGGATTTTTTTATATGCCTCAGCAAGAGAGGAAGGAGTCGCGGCAGAACCATACTGACTCCTAGAAAGATCTTGCTGAGACTTCTGTCCCGATGGTGTCATACCATTGGAAATCATATCTTTAGAAATTCTATGATCCATTTTCGACAATACTTTTTAAGTATTTAGTCAGGCAACTAGTTCAATAAACTCTCCAAGAATTTTCTTGTTCATCTTCTTGGTGCGAAGACTCTTGATAAATGCACTCTTGATCTGACTTTTGGTTGCATCATCTTTCACTTCAAAGTCAGAGTCCTGCGAAAGACAACTAGAAGACAATGCAAAGTAAGAGTTGTAATTAGAGGTTTTGATGGTGCAAGAACGATTCTTCTTCCAACTCATCCGAGCCACTGTCTGTTGATCAAAGTCATCAATATATCGTTTGATGAAACTATTGACATCGCGACCCTCCAAGATACGAATACCAATGAAGTTCACAGTTTTGAAGGTGTCACGGAGTTGACGCAAGAACACATCAGAGTGTTTCCACCACATTCCAGTCATGTTGTAGGTTGCACCAGAACGACGATCACGGAGAACGGTGGCTTCATCAGTACGTCCTAGTCCAAGAAATTCCTCATCACCAGGACGGGAGAACTTCTTGTGATACCTGATACCACAAGCTTCACCGTCACTCAGAACAATACACTGAACTTTCTCAACACCATTCTTCTTCTGAAACTGAGGAAGAATCTGGTGCAGAGTAATAAAGCTCTCACACAAAGGAGTGCCAGAGAGAGTCAGACCAGTGGGGATGGGATACGTACAACCATAGTAATGCAGAGCACGAGCAATGCGGAACACATTGATCATCTGTGTTTCCAGAGTCTTGTTGTTAACACTACTGGTAAACAGATTCATCATAGAGAATGTTGCATCAATGCAGACAAGTCCGTCTTTCTTTTCATATGAATAATCCATGAACTGTTGTTTGGGATATTCATTGGTGAATGCATAGACATCGAAAGGAATTGAAACCTTACGACAGAACCAAATCAGGTTATAGAGTTGTTTGATTGTGTCCTCCATGACATGTGCCATGGATCCTGACCAGTCCAGAACAAACACCAGACCGTGATTCTTACCATCAGGAATCACAGATACCTTCTTGAACAGATCTTCGTTGTACTTGTAGGTGTGAAGTTTGGTGGTATCAAGAACACCAGTCCGTGTTGTGGTTGCACGACTGTAGGAACTTGCAGCTTTGCGACACTCAAACTCTTTGACTAGATAGTTGACTTCTTTCTGTGCAGACTTCTTGAATTCATAGAAAGCCTGATCACTGAGTTCAAAACAGTTATTACGATAATTCTTCCATTCATCCCATTCATTACGACAACGTTCGTGAATGTCTGCGTTAGGGACAATCACCTTGTCCAGATCAACCTGAGGGATTTCAACGTAGTTGTTTTCTTGAGCAAACCTAGATGTAAGATCCTTGAGAGATTCACTGAGACGATCGACAGTCTCTACAGTCGGTTCATAGTCCTGACCACCACCGACACCACCTACTGGCGACTCTGACTCAACCTCTTGTTGATCACTTTCCTCCTCAGACTCATCAGGTTCCTCAGCCTCATCGGAGGACATCTGTGGTTGTGGTTGATCATCATCTTGACCAGAACCAGTGGGAGGCAGTTCTATGGTTTGTTTCTGTTCAGGTTCTGGTTTCTTCTTGCAGTAATTGTAAAGAGTCTCTGCAGCTGACAAGACATCCTCAAAGGTCTCACAATCCCAAATCTCTTTCAGGATTTCCTTCTCTTCAGAGTTGAACTCAATGTCAACGAAGTTACCAATCTTGAAATGCAGGTTGACACGATCCGCAAGACTCATGTTGGAGATATCAACACCTTCAAGTTCAAAGAAGTCCTCGTCAGTAAGTTCCCTGTACCCACGATAGAAATACTTTGCAAGACCTGCATACCGACGTTTCATCAGTTTCTCAATCCGCACATCCTCCACAATATTGACAAAGGAGTGAGGAATGCCGTCGGGCAGGTCTTCGTTAGGAGTAAAGAGTGCGTGACCAACTTCATGTCCTACGAGCATGTCATAGACATCGTTACTGGCCTTGTCCCAGATAGGCAAGACCAGGACGCGAGTCTCAACGTTGAACTGTGCGGTAGGACAATTCTTATGTTCAACAATCAGATCCTCAGTCGCCAGAAGTTTGGCGAGTTGGGACTTGATTTCATGACGTACAGAAGACATAAGGTGCGTTTCGTATGGACTCATAATACGACGAAACCGCCTTGTCAGGGCGGTTCTTGTGACGCTTCTTGAACTGTCTCAGGGCTTCTCTACGAGCTCTCATCGCCTGAGGTTTGAGTGTGGGCTTCTGTTCTTTACGTGAGTGATGTTGCCAATTGGGGGTTGTCATAGAACCATCCTGGAAAATCCTTTGACTTTTTCAAAACGAATCAACCCATCAAATTTATCATGCAATGACTCTTTGTGGGAGATGACAAAGATGTTTGCGCCTTTGATGACAAATCTTACAATCTTAAGGAACTCTTCAGTTCCCATTCCATCCAGTG